CAGCCTGATCGCCAACTACCCGGCCAACCTGATCCAGGCGTACCTGAATGGCGAGTTCGTCTCGCTGACCACCGGCACGGTCTACGACCGCTTCAACCGCAACCGCCACGTGGTGCCCATTGCCATTGAGGATGACGAGACGATCCTGATGGGCTGCGACTTCAACGTCGGCAACACCAACGCGGTGCTGGGTGTGCGCCGTGGCCGCGAGCTGTTCATCATTGACGAGATCGCCGCCGCTCACGACACCGACGCATTGGGCAAGGAGCTGCGCCGCCGTCACCCCCAGGCGCGGGTGCTCGGCTACCCGGATGCCTCAGGCCGCAATCGCAGCACCAACAGCAGCCGCAGCGACATCGCCATTCTGCAGAGCTACGACATCAGCAACATGGCCCCGGCAGCTAACCCGCCCATCCGCGATCGGGTGGCTTCGGTGCAGGCGCTGCTGGAGAACGGCAACGGCGAAACACGTTTGTGGATTGATCCGCGCTGCCGCAAGCTCATCGAGTGCCTGGAACTCCAGAGCTACACCGACAAAGGTGAGCCCGACAAGCAGGCTGGCTACGACCACATGGTTGATGGACTGGGCTACATGTGCCACCGCCTGTTTGAGGTGGGTCGGCCAACGGCCGGGCGTGCTGTGCGCGGCGTGCGGCTCTACTAGCTCGACATAGCGGAGCCTATGGGCTAGTGTTCGGTAGTCGGAAGCGATGGGCAGCGCCCACCACCGACCACCACTGCATTGACCCCATGACCACCATCACCTGCGCAGCCGTGTGGCTGCTGCTGCCGCTGATTGTCCTGATCGGCCTGGCGCTCTGGCTCAGCGAGAGCCGCCAGCAACGCATCCAACGCCTGCACCGCACCGGCTACAGCCAGACACGCATCGCCCAGCACCTCAACATCAGCCGTTATGCCGTGAGGAAAGCCCTGGCCTAGCGGAAACCTAGGCCAAAAGCGCGTGCATAATTTCGCCGCCAGCCTGAACAACCTGTCTCTCACCACTGTCGAAGAGCTGCAGGTGCACGATCCATCGCTGGCCTGGCAGCGCATGGAACCACGCTGGCGGCTGATTGAGCAGCTTGGCCTTGGCACGCTCGGAATGCAGGCCGCTGGCAAGCGCTACCTGCCGCAGGAGCCCCGCGAGGATGACGATGCCTACAGCGCCCGCCTAGCCCGCAGCGTCTGTCCGCCCTACATGCTGCGTCTGGAGCAGATGCTGGCCGGGATGTTGTGCCGCAAGCCGGTGCGCCTCGACAACGTGCCCGATCCGATCCAGGAGCACCTCTTTGACACAGACCTAGCCGGCAACGATCTCAATGCCTACCTGCAGGAGCTGGCCCGCACCTGCATCCGCTACGGCCACGTCGGCGTCCTGGTGGACTACCCACGCGGCGACGAGGGTGACGACACCCCGGTCACTGATTTCAGCCGGCCGTACTGGGTCAGCTACACGCCGCGTGACATCCTCGGCTGGCGCACTGATGTGGTCAATGGCACCCAGAAGCTGACGCAGCTGCGTCTGCTGGAACGGGTCACTGTGCCCTACGGCGAGTTCGGCGAGGAAGTCTGCGAGCAGGTGCGCGTGCTGGAACCCGGCCGCTTCCGCCTGTTCCGCAAGCAGGCATCCAAGAGCCGCAACTGGGAGCTGATCAGCGAAGGCGCCACCACGCTTGACGAGATCCCGTTTGCCGTGGCCTATGCCAACCGCACCGGCCTGATGGAATCCACCCCGCCGCTGGAGGAAGTGGCCTGGCTGAATCTCAAGGCCTACCGCGCCGAATCCGATCAGGCCAACATCCTCCACGTTGCAGCTGTCCCCCGCTACAACCTGTTCGGCGTGCCGGCTGAGCTTGACGAGCTGGACGCTGGGCCAGCGTCAGCCATGGCGTTCCCGGTGGACGCACGCGCTGAGTTCAGCGAACCCACCGGCACCAGCTATCAGGCCCGCTTCACCGAGCTGGACCGCATTGAAAAGCAGATCGCCGAGCTGGGTCTAGCTGCTGTGCTCGGTCAGAACATGACCAACCAGGCCGCCGAATCCAAGAGCATCGACCGCAGCCAGGGTGATGCTGCGCTGATGGCTGTGGCGCTGGGCCTGCAGAACCTGATTGATACCTGCCTGCGGTTTCATGCGGCCTACCTGAACCTGCCCACAGCGGGCAGCAGCATGGTCAACAACGACTTCGTGGCACACAAGCTGGAGCCCTCGCATGTGGCCGAGCTGATCAAGCTGCGCGTCGGCGGTGACATCACCCAAGAAACGCTGCTGATCCAACTGGCTGATGGTGAATGGCTCTATGACGGCTTTGATGTGGATGCCGAGCTGGAAGCCACAGCTGCGCAGCAGGAGCGGCGCCTGGGGGCACAAGAGCAGCAACTGAGCGCCAACCTGCAGCAGCTGCCATGAGCGAGCGGATGCAACGCCTGCTCAAGGCGCTGGAGATCGCCGACAAGTGCGGCAACACCTTCATGGCTGCCAACATCCGCGCTGCGATCCGCGAGCAGGAACGCCAGGAACGCACCGGTAGTCACCGGCTGTGACGGCAACCTAGGCCGCACCTTTGACCCTGTGGGTCTTCATGCCTGACAACGACACCGCTCCTGTGGAGCAGTCTGCACCTGATGCCTCGGCCCTAGAAGCTGAGCTGAACCTGCTGCGCAGCAAGAACAAGGAACTGCTGGAAGAAAAGCGCAAGCTGCGCAAATACGAGCAGATGGCAGCAGAGTTGCCTGATGGCACCGACGTGCGGGCGCTGCTGGAGTTCAAGCAACGCGCCGAGCAGGCCGAGCTGGAACAGCAGGGCAACTATTCCGAAGCTCGCCAGAAGCTGGAGCAGCAGTACCGCGAGCGCGAAGGCACGCTGCAGCAGCGCCTTGATGCCCTGGAAGCTGAGAACCGCGAGCTGAAGTTGATCGGCCCTGCGGTGGCTGCCCTGGCGGACATTGTTCACGACCCTGACGAGGTGATCCGCCTGCGCCTCAAGCCGGAGCAGATCGAACGCGAGCCCGATGGCACCGTTGTTGTGGTGGATGGCTATCAGCGCACACCAATCAACGACTGGGCCAAGACCAGCCTGCCGCAGTATCGGCTCAAGGCACCCAAGCCACAGGGCACCGGCGCACCGGCCGGAAGTCGCAGCGCTGCGGTTGTTCCATCAGGCACCAAGAACCCGTTCAGCGCTGAGCACTACAACCTCACCGAACAGGGCCGCCTGTTCAAAACAAACCCCGAGCTATACGCCAAGCTCAAATCAGAAGCCAAGCGGTAATCTATAGCCGTAAGGGAAGGCTGTGCTGACCCGTGAAGGCCTGTGGCCGCGTCCCAATCCTCTTAAACCATCATCATGGCAACCCTTCGGAGCGACATCATTGTCCCCGAGGTGTTCACTGCCTACGTTGACGAGGCTGTCACCACTCGGTCGGCCTTCATCAACAGCGGCGTGATCCAACCTCTGGACATCCTCAATGCCACAGAAGGCGGCGACTATGTGAACGTCCCGTCCTGGTCCGCCAACCTCAGCGGCGACGCTGAAGTCCTGAGCGACACCACCAGCTTGATCCCCGGCAAGATCGGTGCTGAAAAGCAGATCTGCCCGGTCCTGCACCGTGGCCGCGCCTGGGAAGTGCGCACCCTGGCTGCGCTGGCCGCTGGCGACGACCCCATGCAGGCCATTGGCCGCAAGGTCGCCGACTACATCAGCCACCAGCAGCAGAAGGATGTGTTCTCCATCCTGCGCGGTGCCTTTGGCCCGCTGACCAGCAACACCACCGGTGCGCTGCGTGCGTTGGCCATCGACTCCAACGCAACAGCGGCTGTCCTGTCACCCGGCAAGGTGGCAGAAGCTCGCGCTGCCCTCGGCGATCAAGGCGAGAAGCTGAGCGTCATTGCCATGCACAGCAAGGTCTTCTACGACCTAGTGGAGCGCAAGGCAATCGACTACGTGACCGAGACAGACGCTCGTCTGACTTCTAGCGTCACTGACTTCGTTGGCGGCAGCATTGCCGGTGCCTACGGCGATGTCTCTGTGCCGACCTACATGGGGATGCGCGTGATCGTCTCTGACGACGTGAACAACGATGGCACCAACTATGCCTCGTACCTGTTCACCCCTGGCGCCATGGCCTCCGGCACCCAGTCGGGCCTTGTTACCGAGACCGACCGTGACATCCTCGCCCTGAGCGATGCCATGTCGGTGCATTGGCACAACCTCTATCACCCCCTCGGTGTGTCCTACACCTCCGGTGGTGTGAACCCGTCCCGCGCCACGCTGGAAGCGGCCAGCAACTGGACGCAGATCTACGAGACCAAGAACATTGGTGTCGTCAGCATCGTTTCCAACCCCAACTTCTGAGGTAACTAACGATGGCATCCATCTTTGAACTGGAGCAGGCCAACTTTGGCCGCGCTACCCAGGGCCGCGTGCTGCTGGCCGGCGGCAACGCTGACACCACCCTCACCGCTGCCCAGAGCGTTGAGAGCCTGATCACGGTGACCCCATCCACGGGCCGCACCTACACCACCGCCACCGCTGCTGAGATCATCAGCGAGCTGGGCGACAGTGGCATGGTCGGCCAGTGCTTTGAGGTGACGATCGTCAACCTCGCAGGTGCTACTCACGCCATCACATTTGCTGGTGGTGCAAACGTGACCGTGACCGGCTCTGCCACCGTGGCAGCAGCCAGCTCGGCCACCTTTGTTGGCCGTGTGGCGACCAGCTCCACTGTCATCTTCTACCGGAAGTGATCGGTGGGCCTGTTCGCTTTTAAGCGACTGCGTGAACAGGAGGCCGCTTCTCAGGAGGCGGCCTCTTTTCACAAGGAGCAGACGCCTCAGACGCAGGAGTCTGAGCAAACTAGAAAACCCCGTGCCCGCAAGGTGAAACATGATGGAACCCGCTGACTACACCGGCGCCGTCTACATTGCGGACACGACGCAGTACACCGGCAAGTTCTGGGCGGTGACAGCGCTGGAAGCGTCGGTGCTCAATGCAGCATCGGTGGCTGACTACAGAGGCAGCGGCATCGGCTCACTGCCTATCCCGGTGGGCACCACGATCTACGGCAACTTCAGCCGGATCCAGCTGACCAGCGGCAAGGTGCTGGCCTACAGCATCTGATGAGAGGCCAAGGCCGTGGCTGATCTGTCCGCACAGGTCGAGGCCTTCCTGCGCAATGCCCTTTCGGCCAAGAAGCTGGAAGACCGCCTGATCAAGCAGGCGCTGCGCGATCTGCGCACCACGCTGGTGGCTGTGGAGCGTGCGGTGGGCAGTTCCGGCGCTCTGGCGGTAGGGCCAGGCCGGGAGCGCATCATTGCCAGCATCGTTGCAGCTGTTGGCCGCAGCGTGCAGGACAGCTTCGGCGTGCCGCAGCTGGCGGCCATGCAGAACGCCTTGGCGCCATTTGTCGAGCGGCAGCTGGACTTTGCCCGCCGCATGGTCACCATGGCCGGCGGTGAGCTGGCCTCCGATGGTGCGGTGCAGGTCACACAGGCGCAGGTCAATCGCCTGGTGAACGATGCCGTGGTGGGCGGCAAGACGCTCAGCACACAGCTGACCGCAACACTGCCGGCCGCTGTGGCCGATCGCGTGGAGCGCTACATCCGGTTGGGGCTGTCCGATCTGGGCGGCGAAGTGTTCCGCACCTATGAGGATGCGGTCGTCCGCGTGACGGAGAACAACGTCGAGGCCATCATCCGCACCGGGGTGCAGGAGGTGGGCAACGCGGCCCAGCAGGCGATCTATGAGTTTGAGGCTGACCCGGCCTGGATGGGGCCTGAAGGGCTGGTGTGGACGGCAGTTCTGGACAGCGCGGTCTGCCCGATCTGCCTGAAGCTGGACGGCAAGCGCTTCCCGACCGACTACCGCAAGGTCAGCCCGCACATGCAGTGCCGCTGCTACCTCCTGCCGTGGAAGTGGCGCAGCGAAGACATGACCGACCCGAGTGGCAACAAGGTGCCGCCCAAGCGACCCGCCGACGGCGATGGCGCTGAGCAAGCGCTGAGCTTCAAGGTTGCGGCTAGGCAGTGGGTCAGCGACAACCCTGCAACTGCGCAGGCCATCTTCGGCAAGAAGCTCGGCCAGCGCCTGGTGGACGGCGAGATCGGCTTCGACAAGGCCGTCAAGCTCTGGTCAGCACCGAAGACGCCACCGGCAACTTAAGGCCAAGAGTGCGCCGCCATGCCCGTCACCGTTGTCGCCACTGCCGGGGCCAGCAATGCCAACAGCTACCTGTCGGTGGCCGCTGCTGATGATCTGGCCAACCTGTACCTCGGCACCCTGAACTGGGCCACGGCAACCACTGACAACAAAGGTCGGGCGCTGATCATGGCGACCCGCTACCTCGACGAGCTGCAATACGTGGGCAGCAAGGCATCCACCACGCAGGCGCTGCTCTGGCCGCGCAATGATGCTGAATGCGGCGACTGGAGCTTCACCAGCAGCGAGATTCCGCAGCCGATCAAGCAGGCCGCCTTTGACCTGGCGGAATACCTGCTGGGTGATAGCAACGTGCTCAGCGGCACCGGCGCTGGTAGCAGCGAACTGATCCCTGGCATCCCCAATGCCAACCTGAAGCGAGCGCGGGTGGACGTGATCGACGTGGAGTTCAACCAGGCCGGCCAGGCAGAGGCCAAGAACGCTCTGAACGTGGTACCGCACTTGAAGCAAGTGCTCGGTTGCTTGTGCCTGAGCGGCTCCAATTCCAGCGCCCGATCAGTGCCGGTGTTGCGAAGTTAGAGTGTGACAATGCCCGTCGCTGAATGCCAGCTTGATCTGTTTGCGGTTGCTGCAGTTGCACCGCTCAAGCGACGTGCTGAACCGTATCTGGCCAACCCGCTGACCCGCTCTGAGCAGCGCCGCATCGGGCGCATGTATGCCGAGCACATTGGCCTGATCAAGAGCTTCGGTGGCAAGTTGGCACGCAAGTACGGGCACTGCATTGCACGCGAAGACATCTTTTCCTGCGTGGACATGGCCTTCATCAAGGCGTGCAAGGCCTGGAACCCGGACCGCGGAAGGCTGAGCACCATCTTCTGGGCCTTTGCGCAAGGTGAGGTGCTGCATTACCTGCGCAGCCACAACTGGACAATCAAGGCGACGCACAAGGCGCGGCTGCTCGGCAACCAGGCCCGCAAGCTGATGGCACTGGGCTGGGAGTCTGCAGCCGTGTGCCGCGAGTTGAGCTGCAGCAAGACCGACCTGAAGGATGCGCTGCTGGCCACCGCCGGCATTGCGCATGACGTCAAAGGCTTTGACCTGCACGTCTCGCCGATCCCGACACCGTGGGAGGTGCTGGAAGCAGAGGAAGAGCGGCTGGCGGCAAGTTAGGGCACACGCAACAACACCCACGTGGCCGGAACCTATTTCGCCGCTCTTGATCTCAGGTTCTGGGTCAAGGCTGGCACCACCGCTTCCAGCGCTCCGACAAGCTCCAGCACCATGACGGAGGTGCTGAGCCTGACCAATGCTTCAATCTCGGTCAGCTCGGACACGCAGGATGTGCTGGACTACAGCACCGACTTCGGCTTCAAGTCCAGCATTGTTACCGGCAACAGTTATACGATCAGTGCCGCGCTGAACCTGGATCCGACCTCCACGGGCTACTTGATCCTCAAGCGTGCAGCGCAGACCTCGGCCAACAACGTGGCGGTGCAGTGGTACCGTCAGCTGCCGCTGCTGGGTGCTGGCAACACCGATGCGCAAGTCGATGCCGGGGTAGCGTTTGTTGGCAACTGGTCTGAGAGCCTGGAAGCTGGCTCAGTGGCGGCTGTGACCTTTGACCTGGTGGGCTATGGCGCACCCAAGAACTACCAACAGGGTGACGGCATTGCCACGCTGACGGTCACCAACGGCGGCCTTGGCCTGTCCGCTCAGACTGGCGTTCCGCTGGTCAGCACCACTCCGGCAGAAGGCAATGGCTCAGGCAAGAATGCCACCGTCACGATCACAGTGAATGGTTCTGGTGTGATCCAGACCGCAACCATCGTGGCCTCTGGCGAAAACTACAAGGTGGGCGATGTGTTGACGATCAACGA